ATGATAGTATAATACACGGTTCGTTGGTCAAGCGGTTAAGACGCCGCCCTCTCACGGCGGAAACACGGGTTCGATTCCCGTACGGACTGTTTTAAAAGTCGCATAAACACTGTGTTTGCGGCGTATTAAAAAACTTTGGTACTCAAAATGGTACTCAAAAACTGAACACAAAAGAAAGGAGTCTGCACAAGTGCTTTAGATTCTTTTCTGAAAATGGTAGACTTGGAACGCTTTGGCGTTCTTTTTTTATGCGGTTTTTCTGCTTATTTTTTGCGGAAGAACCGTATTTTTTTATGCAAAAATATAAGCATAGGAGGAATGCGGAATGTTATTTACGGATGAAATTCTTGAAAAAATCTTAACAAGAGAAGATGTGTCAAAGGTTCCGCTTGTGTATCAGTCAGCTATGATTCACGCAATCAAGGAAGTATTGGAGGAAGAGAATGTATCAGATGCAAAATCAGAATATGGCATTTAACCAAAACCCAAGCTATGCCGCATATCAGTACAACCCAATGCAGAGGTTTCAACAGCCAGAGCCGCAGATTCCGCAGATGCAACCTCAATTTCTTGGAATCCAAGGAAAAGTAGTGCAGTCGGAATCAGCGATCATGGCAAATGATGTACCTATGGATGGAAGTGTTGCGTTTTTCCCAATGCAGGACATGAGCGCAATCGTAGCAAAACAATGGGATGCCAACGGAACAATCAGAAAGACCGTTTACAAGCCTTTTAATGAGCAGATGGCAGATTCTTCGAGTGATGATAAAAGAATCGAAATAGGGCTATCTGATGATGCGACAAAGGCTATTACTGACAAATTGGATTGCTTGTTTGGAAAGATGGAAGAGTTGGAAGATAAGTTATCTTCGCAAACGCAAAGAAAATCTTCACGAACACAAAAGGAGAGTGAGTCTTAATGAATCCTATGCAGATGTTACAGGGAATGAGAAACCCACAGCAGTTTTTACAACAAATGATGGGGGACAGACAGATGATGAGTAATCCCATCATAAAAAATGCTTTAGGGATGGTACAAAGTGGAAATGTGGAAGGCATAGAAAAATTAGCAAGAAATTTATGCAAAGAAAAAGGTATACAAGTAGACGATTTTGTATCGCAAATAAAACAAAATATAGGAATTTAAAGGGAACTATATAAGCTCCCAATAAAATCCTTTATAAATTATATCCTTATTTGCATATTTATTAAATGTTTGGGAGCATATTTTCTCTTCTTTTTTAGCTTCACTCATGGAACGGTAAGTTTTTATTAAAATATGATTTTTGTCATATTTTTTAACGATTTTTGTCTGCTTATATTTAGGCACTTTAACTTTTTGAGAAAAAGACCAAAGAAAACCGCCTGCACTTTTTGAAGTTCCATGGCAGCAATTTGTGATAGAAGTTGAAGAAATATCTGTTATTCTGCTGGCTGCATTTATTCCATAAAAAGTATTTAAAAAATTTCCGTCAAGGTCAAATTGAAATACTTGCTTTGATTTAGCCAAAGATATACGATGCCCTAGTGTACCATAACTCATATTGTACTCGTTGGTACACCATTCCAAATTATCAGAATGGTTATTACTTGGATTTTCGTCTTTGTGGTTTACATATGGGTAATTGTTTGGGTTCGGGATAAATGCTTCAGCAACTAACCTATGAACAAAAAAGGACTTGCTTATATTATTTTTCCATAAGGAAACCCTTTTATATCCTTTTGGATATGTATTTGGGGAGAGTATTTTTGATTTTAATGGCAGATTACCTGTACCATTATTTTTCCTTTCAACTATTCTTCCCATGGATTTTACATTTCCAAAGTTACTGACTTGATAATAGCCCTCATAGCCCAAAATATCTTTCCAAATTTCTTTCATAAAAATAACACCTGTCCTTTCAGTGTAAGATGTCCTATATCAGCTAATGTACGGAAGCTGTTAGGACAAACAGCTTATTGGGAGCTACCCTATCCGTACAAATATATTATAACACTTTTTAATTAACTTCGGTACTAATTCTTGCAAGATTATGTATATAAAAATGAATTATGGAGGTAAATTCTATGTTTAACACAGGTAATTGTGCATCTGTTCCGCTTGTCGCGAACATTGACGGAAACGGAAATAACAACGGATGGGGCGCAGAAGGCTCATGGTTATGGTTCATCATCGTTATCTTTGCTATCTTCGGATGGGGTGGATTCGGTAACGGATTCGGAGGAAACGGAATGAATGGTGGTGTCGGAAGCGAAATCCAGCGCGGATTTGATAATCAGGCGGTTGTGTCAAAACTTGATGGCATTTCAAATGGTCTTTGTGACGGATTCTATGCAGTACAAAACGGCATGAACGGAATCAACACAAACATTTTGCAGACCGGATTCGGTATTCAGCAGGCTATCAATGCCGATACAGTCGCTAATATGCAGAATACAAACGCATTACAGTCACAGCTTGCTAATTGTTGCTGTGAAACAAGAGAAGCTATCCAAGGCGTAAACTACAACATGGCACAGAACACTTGCGCGTTGCAGAACACCATGAACAGCAACACAAGAGACATTATCGACAGTCAGAACGCAGGAACACGCGCTATTCTTGATTATCTCTGCAATGAGAAAATCTCTAGCTTACAGGCAGAAAATAACGACCTTCGCAGAGCAGCTTCACAGGATCGTCAGAGCGCACTGCTTACAACTCAGATGGCGGCTCAGACACAGCAGATTATCAATGCGGTAAATCCGTCTGCTATTCCGGCATATGTTGTACCTAACCCAAATGCTTATGCATATGGATGCGGATGTAACACAGGATGTAACTGCTAAAACTGAATAATTGAGTATCTTAATTGAGTTTAACTCGATCATGTCTGCTATGCAGTATTACTTACAATCAAAGGGCAGACTGTAATGTTTGCCCTTATTTTGTGAAAGAGAGGTAAAAATAATGGAAGTAACAGGAATTGCATTACAAACCGTTGCTGCTGGAGAAGATGTTGCATTCACAGAAACAGCAGTAAACGGAACAAAATGTATCGTACACAGACAGGGAAGCGGAATTGTAAAGCTAAGAGGTATCACCAATCAGTGCAAAGCTAGATTTTTGGTATCGTATTCCGGAAACATTCAGATCCCGACAGGCGGCACAGTTGGAGAGATTTCGCTTGCAATCGCGGTTGATGGAGAGCCTTTGCAGTCAACAAAGATGATCGTAACGCCAGCCGCAGCACAAAATTTACAGAATATTAGTTCACAGGCATACGTTGATGTACCTTGTGGTTGTTGCAGTACCGTAGCCGTGCAGAATACATCCACGCAGGCTATCGAGGTTCAGAACAGTAATTTGATTGCAGTAAGGGAGGCTTGATATTATGCATAAGTTTGCGAAACAGATTATGGATTGCGTGAAAGCCCATGTTGACGGCATCGGAATTGAGAATTTTGAGGGACAAAACCTTGATGATCTCAAGGATTGGACGGAGATTGCAAAGAACATCGTGTGCTTTGACAAGGACTATAACATTGTTGAAGCCATGAAAAAGTCTGAAAATGAAGAAATCATGCGCATGGTGGAAGAATTTGGGGATTATCCGGGAAGAAGATACTACAATGAGTACCGGTACTCAAATGGCAGATTCGCACCGAAAGGGCGTGGAACACGCAGAGGATATGTAGAGCCGCCATATTATCATCAGATGCCGGAAGATTACCGGGAATGGGAAAATATGTCGGATGCAGAGCGAATGAGAGACCTCGACCGAATGAGTATGGGAAAGATGTATTATTCAGAGCCTATGAGTGGCAATAATGGTATGAGTACCGGTACTCACGATGCAAGAGAGGGCAGAGCCGGTATGAGTCGGAGAAGCTACATGGAGGCAAAGGAAATGCATAACGGAAATTCACCGGAAGATAAGGACGCAAAGATGAAAGAACTCGAAAAGTACATGAAATCTCTTTCGGAAGATGTGACAGAACTGTTTTCCGGAATGTCCCCAGAAGAGAAACAGTTGACCAAGACAAAGCTTACTACGCTTGTCACGAAAATGTAATAGAGAGGGCATTTTGCCCTCTTTGTTTGCGAGGTGGTAAATTGTTCACGATAAACAATGAAATATGGAATTTGGTCAAAGTATCGCGTTACAGCGATATGCTACAGAGAAGTGATGGAAGCAGGACAGTAGGAATGACCGATAGAGACACGAAAACGATATATCTTGCGGATGATCTGCGTGGAAAATTTCTTGACCGTGTGTTATGCCACGAATTATGTCATGCGTTCTGCCTTTCGTACAATGTATACATGGATATTGATACAGAGGAAATTGTAGCAGACTTCTTGGCTACATACGGAAGAGAAGTATTTGAAATAGCAGACAAACTATTGATTGAACTTATGGAGGTTGCATAATGGATAAAATCACAGAACTCTTGCAGTACGTGCACCGGACGAACCCGGAAATGACTAGGGAAAAGCTGGTAAAAGAGTTGAGCAAAAGCGGCTATGCGGCGCGGTCTTTGATTTTTACGAAAGAAAATTTTCTCCGCGCCCCAAAAAATATTTCGTAATTTTTTTGTACCCCCCTAGGGTAGCGTTTTTGGGGTCGAGATTCCATTTTCACGGATTCTCAAAAACGTGTAACAAACGTGCAAATATCTGCGACATTCCGCGAATAACACAAATACACCATATATTATGTTATATATAGATAATGCATTGATGATATTTGATGCTATTTTTAATCACAGGCAAACGCCAAAAGACGCTTGCCCGGCTATAGTTATAGTCTAGCATAGACCACATTTTACCACTTGTCAAGATAGTTTTTCCCATCGTATCGGCTGTAAGTGCGTGTTATGTTTTCCGGTCTTTGCGTGATCTGTAACCAGTCACCGCCACGCTGCGCGGTTATTTTGATTTTTGCAGACTCCACCCATTCCACGCCCTCAAACTTTGAGTAGCCGCACATTTTGCCGGATATTTCCAGATAACCAAGGGCAGACACCCGGCGCATGATTTCCCTTTTTCCGATATACTCATATTTTCCCATCTTTCCCACCTCCTTATATTGTGTTTATTTGTCAATTTGCGCATGGAAACCGATTTCCATGTAGTCCGCGCTCCCGGAATCGAACCGGAACGGATGCACCAAGCACGCGAAAAAGGCGGAATGGTACCGCCTTAAATTACAACAAAATCCCCTTGAAATCCTGTTGTTACGATCATTTTTCCGTCAGATCTGCGGTACACAACGCCGCATCCGTCCGCAAAAGTTGACCACACGAGCCATCCGGGCGGTGTGAGGTTTTCACCGGTTTTATAATCCAGGAATGAGTAACGCGGAATAACGCCACTTTTTTCTTGATCTAGCGCGTTGTTAATTGCTTGCGATTCTGTCACAAGCACAACGCCGTTTTTTGCGTGCAAAACATAGTTATTTTCATTCATTTTTTATTTCTCCTTTTCAATTTCATAAAACCGCCGCCGGTAGTGATCCGGCGGGCATCCTCTGCGGCGGCTAATTCAAACAGTTTTCAATATTTTTCGCAAGGTGCGGAAAGGCTTTTTCTATGTCTTGTACGCTGTCGGCGTAATAATCACCAACAATTTTCCCGAAAATGCGAAGATTTCCGGAATAAAACCCGCCTAAATCATTAAAATATATGTCTAATCCTGTCACCTGTTCCGGCTTGTCACCATACCACATATCAATATTTGTTTTTCCCATTTTCAAGTCCTCCATATTCAAATTTTTCCAGTTTCCCGGTAAAAGCAAGCCGGGGAATCGAACCCCGGAAGCGCCAACCTTGCTAATTAATTATTTTGCTTTTGCAGCGTGTTTTGTAAGCTCTCTGTAAAGCAGATTACATGCTGTCGCTTCTGCCTTATCCTCTGTATATCTGCCTTTTTCCTCTTCTGTCTCGTCTAAAATATCAGCAAGCCAATCAACGGCAGAGCCAAGAAAAATATCATCAGAAATAGGGAAAGCTGTAGGAAGTCCTGCCATCCAGTCGCAAAACAAAGAATATTTACTAATTCTTCCGGCTCTATACTGACAATCATATTTAACTTTCTCGTTCTCAAAAGCCGTTAAAATGTCTTTGCATATGTCGTTGTAGTCTGTCTTTGCTTCCTTGTTGTCATATGTGTAATATTCCTCTGCTGCTTCGTAACTCTCCATGATTGCGTTTTTAATTGCTTCCATTGTTTCTTTGCTGTTTGTTCTTCTCATTTCTTTTTACCTGTGCTATAATATAGCTACCTTTCTTTTTTGATTGGTGGCGGTTCGTTCTTGGTAGGAGTGACCGCCTTTTTTGTTTTCTGTGCTTCATTTGATGCTTGTATCATATCACTAAATTTAGTGACAGTCAATAGTAAATATCACTTTTTTTAGAAATATTTTTCTTGACTTTTCCAGATAGGAAAAGTATGATTGATTTAAGAAAATCTATATAGAAAGGAAGGTACGCAATGCTAAAATACAGATTTGATGTAGGGGACGCGTTGGAGCGCATCGGCTTTAACTCCTACATGGCTAAAACAAGCGGATTGTTAAGTCAAGAAACGCTCAAAAAAATAAAACGTGAGGACACAAATATAAATGCAAAGAGCATTAATAATCTTTGTCTGCTTTTGGATATGCAGCCGAAAGACATCTTTATATATGTAGAGAGTCCGGAAGATTTGGAACTGAAAAAGAAATTGCAAAAAAAATAAAATATCACTTGTAAAAGTGATATATGTGTGCTATAGTATAGTCAGATCAAGAAAACAGCACAGAGCCGAAAGGGGAACGACATATGTTAAAATTAGAAAATCTGAAGAGGAAGAAGGAGAACGGAATGACCTTGTATTTTTATGCGGGGTTGGGTTGGGTAACCGCAGAACGGTTGAGCCAGCCGGATGTTGCAGAGAACGAAGCAGTCAAAGATTTTGATTGCAATCCGAAAAATTCCAGAAAGTGTTCCGACTGCCCGCACAACCGAAATTTTTCGGATTGGCAAGATAGATTGCCGTGTGGTCAGTACCACTGCTGGGTTGACGTAACTTGCAGGAAGGAGAACGGAATATGATTAGATGGAAGGCAACGAGTGTGAATGGACTTGTGGAATATGAGCAGGAAGCGGAAAGCTTCAAGGAGCTTTTTGATGAACTGGACGAAAGGGGAATAATTAGCGATCCAGATTTTCCACTTTATGATACGGCACTCTTGGAAAAATACGGGAAATCATTTGATGATGCCGATTTTAAAGATGAGAGCGGCGAACTTGATTATGGGAAAGTTGATAATTTCTTAGATGGAAAAGAGTTATCCGATAAGGAATTATACGAATTAATATGCTCCCGGAATGGAGAAGCGTATTATCAAAAATTTATGCGCGAAACAGAAAATCAGATTGTTGAAATTGAGGAATTTGATTTTGATGAAACCGGCAAATACAAATATTAAAAATGCCGGTGGATAATCCACCGGCAACAGTCACGTAAATTTGAAGGTACTAAACCTAATCTTCCAAAACTTACGTGGTTAAGAATAGCATATAATAACTCAAAAGTCAAGAAAATATTTTGACAACATTTATATTAACAAGACAAGAAAGGGGAAACACCATGAAAAAATATATTGTAAAAGATCGGGGCATTGAATGGAGTTATGACAACAAAGAAAAGGCTGCTAAGAAAGCCGCTGATCTGAACACGGAAGTAACAGAAAAAACCGTGTGGAGATATTACGCCCCATATTATACAAGCGGCGCTGCAAACTATCGGGAAATCACGGGTGAAACTTTAATAGACACAATAGAGAAAGGCTTTGATCAGATCATAAAAGATTATGATCTTGGCGGCGTTTCAGGCTTGAAATTGAAGTCTGTTAAATTACAAAAGGAAGATGGGTATGCGAATTTAGTTGTAGATTTTATACCACTCGGAAAACTTGGAAAAGAACTTTCAGAGGAAGAAAAGGCAGTAAAAATTGAATGGGTTACAGATGATGAATTCCAGGGCGAATACACTTTTACATTGAACAAATAAAAGGCTAGCGGAGTCGATAAGCTCCGCTATTCTGCATTAAGGAGCAAATAAAAACATGGCTAAAGTTGTAAAAAAATGCGTTGTCTGCGGGAAAGGGTTTTATTGCGAATCATCGCGTGACATTGTGACCTGCTCGAAAGAATGCCGGTTGATACATTTGAGCCAAACACATACGGGGTTAAAGCGCTCCGAAGAGAGCAAGCGCAGGATGTCAGAAACAAGGCGCGCGAATCCGCGAAATACAGAAATACAGCGAAAAGCTACAGAAGCCGCAAAGAACAGTCCGAAATCCGGACGGTTTGAAACAAACAGGGCGGCGATAGATTGGCATTTAGTAAGCCCAGAGGGAGAGCACTTTTATATTCACTCCCTGTCCTTTTGGCTTAGGGAAAATTGCAATAAATATTTTGGAGTAGAGCCGGACAGCAAGCAATTTTTTAATATAATTGCGGGGTTGAGCCGCGTTAAAAGATCGGTTCTTGGGACACTTCCAGAAGGGCAACGCCCCGGATATAGTTATAAAGGTTGGTCAGTGATTCCGACCGAGGATGATAAACAGGATAAATAAAAGATTGGACAAGGGCAGTTTTCCGGCTGCCTTTTCTTTTTTGCCATGTCCAAAATCAACAACGTGTCCGGGCATATCTTACAAAATCTCCGAAAAATCGTAAACGAACTATGAAACTTTTCTTAAATTTTTATAAACAAGGATAGTTGTATTAGGTTCTTGACAAGTCCGAAAATGATAGAATAGTATTAGTTTTTGGTAAAAATCGTCTGACAATCGTCTGACATAAGGCGACACAATCGTCTGACGTCGCTTTTTCAGAACTATGTTTCTCTTTCTCTCTCTTTTTCTTAATCTTTTAAATTAATAATACACTGTATATAAAGCCTATAGGTTTATAGTAAGTGTATATCCGCGCACACGCGCGGCGTAAGTATATAATACCACCTTAAAAAATTGGGGGTTGACTTTAAACCCGGAAATAGTGTATACCAAAAGCAGAGAGATTAACAGATTGGAGGTGTGGAATATATGCAGGATATAGAGAATGTAGATATTACAAGACTTATAGTGGATCTAGGTACAGTACAAATATACACATCAACTGTGCAAGACTTAATAGACAACGCTTGTATAGAATTTCACATCGATGATCTGTTAAAGGCTGGACAGAGACAATGGAAAGCTGTAATGCAGTATGTTGGTATGCATTTATTTCCAGATACGTCGGTACTAAAAGACAAGACTTTGAAACCTCTTGGTAATGCAACTATACCGACTAACTGTAACAGATACGACAGAGAGGTATTATATAAGCTTTGTGATTATTATATATATATCTCCAATGTGTATAGCAAGTTGGTAAGTACAGTGGCATTTAGTTATTTTTGTAATATACCAACCAATACGATGGATATATGGGCTAGTGATGAACCAAGTTCGCTGACTTTCAAGATGTGGCAAAAATTGCAACGATCTCGTAAGGATTGCATCCTCGATCGTGCATATGACTCTAATAGCCCGGTAGGCACTATGTTCGTGGGCAATAACGAGTTTGGCATGAATCAGCCCGGAATTGGCGATAATGCCACGCAGAGAAGAGCAATCACAGCACAGGAGCTGCCAAGATTGGACGAAAAAAAGAGCCAAGAATTGCACGCAATTGATACACAATTTGTCGGCGTGGCTGCAAATAACACGGTCTAAATTGTGTGTGGTTATTCTACAATTCACAAATGCAGTAATACCAAGGGTTGTAGCGTTTCAACTATTCGTCAACTATTCGGAAAAGTTAGGTTTTGCGAATAGTTGCAAGGGTATGACATGAATTGTATTAAAACAATTTGATTTTCACACAATGACAACAAAACGAAACGGAAAATATTTTAGATTTCCATGTTTGCAGAAAAAGGATGGGGAGGGGGTCTGGCAGAAAGACCACCGGGCGGCTACTAAGTCCCTTAAATTCCTACAAAAATAAAAAGCCTTATTCAACCAAAGGAGCATACATGAACCCACTGAAAATTACAGAGCCGATAAATTCTACAAACGCAAAAGAATTTCAAGAAGAGGTAAATAGAATGATAAAGTCTCTATCCGAATCTTATCGTGAGGTAGTAGACATTAAATATTCTACACACGTATTCAATGACTGGAAGAAAGGTTATAGTGCAATAGTGCTTTACCGATAGCAATAAAAAGCCACTTACAGCACCCATTGACTTTTTACAACAAGTGACTTAATATAAACATAAACAATTCACTTTCACGTTGCGAATCGCAACTAAATTTCCAAAAATTTTTAAAAAACAAAAAAGAGTGTTTCGGACAGGAGAATGATATATGACCGGAAATGAGTATCAGTCATTAGCCATGCGGACAAATGATCGCAGGGCGACAGAAAGAATTTCGGATAAACTTGATTTGCTTAAATTTTGCAAAAAGAACAATATCGCATCTGCGTTGCAAGATTATGACCTTGGCGGCATCTTTAATGCTTGCCTTGGACTATCCGGTGAAGTTGGAGAATTTAACGACATAATCAAAAAATGGATTTTCCACGAGAAACAGCTTGATATTGACCATGCTAAGAAAGAAGCTGGCGATATTTGTTGGTATCTTGCAATGCTTTGCGAATCCTTCGGATGGAGCCTTGATGAAATCATGCAGATGAACGTAGACAAGCTTAAGGCACGTTACCCGGAAGGCTTTGACATTGAAAGAGCAAACCACAGAGCGGAAGGTGATGTTTAATGGCAAGCTGCAGCAATGAGTTGATGAAAACCGAGTACTCCACAGCTTTTGATGAAAAGCGCAAAGGATTGATTGAACAGTCGTATTACAAATACGGACCGGCAAGAATGAACTTTTCCTCCGGGAATGTGGATGCAATCGAAAGTTTGAAAATGTGCCTTGCCAAGTTTGAAGAGACCGGGAACCTTGAATATCTGTGTGATGTTGCGAATTATGCTATGTTTCGGTACATGTTTCCACAGCAGGGCGAATATTTCAAACATACAGATTCTGATGAATCTGCTGGACTTTTCGGCATGAGCGTGAATGAAATGGAGCGGTTCAAACAGGAACACGGATTTGAAGATGGGGGATATTGATATGATTTTAAATATAATCGCTACGGCGATAGATGCAATTGCGATACTTAGCCTTATGATGCAACAAGTAAAGCAGACAGACAATTCAAACGCAATGGGGTATTTGCTTTCATACGCGATATTTGCAATGAATATTATTGTCATTTGGAAATGATGGGCTATCGCCAAACGGTAAGGCACAGGATTTTGATTCCTGTATTTCCGGGTTCAAATCCCGGTAGCCTAATTGGTTGCATGTTGACGTTTCATGTAGCCACGTATGTTTTTTCATATGTACTTGAACCCTTGGTTGAATGTTTCAGGCATTGGGTTCCTCCTTTCGCCACTAGGACGATTCTGTTAAGGACGGTGCGAGACCGTCCGGTGGTATTCTATCATGCATCTATCCAACGGTGCATGATCGTGTAACGCATAGCACGTAAAATATATTGCTAACCGTCTTGTGGCGGTTATTGGGATTTAATTCAGTGGTAGAAGACACGGCTTATATCCGGGTTGTCGCGGGTTCGATTCCTGCAATCCCAACGCGTTGTAAAATATTGTTTATGTGACAAGGCTGACGAGTTTTGGTGTAATGAATGATGTTTTTCTTGTGATGGAAGCGTTGCCGGCTTAAAAAGCGCGGAAACGGGACGATGAAAGTTCGTTGACGATATGTAGAAAATTTTGCAGTGTTCCCATAATGGTATTGGAACGGCTTGCTAAGCCGCCTGGCGTTTTTCGCCTTGTAGGTTCGAATCCTACACACTGCGTTAACTTACGACATGGGTGAACCTTGCCGTAAGCGGTAGAAAGTCCGCATGAAATTGTACAAAGTGGTGGCAAAAACAATTTCGGGATATAGCAGTTCCATCACATTGCTATATTTGCCGTATGTCCGGGTGGTGAGGGAGCGGTCTTGAAAATCGTTGGCTGTAAAAGACTTGCAGGTTCAAATCCTGTGTACGGCGTGCGTTGTTGAAGGATGCGACCAGTGGTTGCTATTGAGAAGTGAAAATTCTAGAAAGTATCTTTGTTGAGATAGCGACAAATCCTCTTGTTTTGGAAAGTAATGAAAAAGTTTGACCGTTTCAAGTTTCAAAAAATCGTGAAAACTTTATATACGTCTGTCTGTTGGTCAGAAAGAGGTCTCCAAAACCTCTAACGAAAGTTCGATGCTTTCCGGGCGTGTTCGTCTTTATCTCAACTTAGTCGGGTGCTACTGCAATAGTTCCGGTCGATGGGAGACTTATGGATGGTAGCGGCATTATTGGTAACAGAAAACCCTTCCGTGATTAGAAATTGCAGATTTGAAAGCGGTTGGCATGGTTTTGGCTGACAGGGTTCGATTCCCTGTGCCGCTATTCGATGATAAAAACATTGCGGAATATTTATATCAAACGAAAGACACGGAATCTCACGAGGATTCCGATTTTTGCTATGATTGGGGGCGTAAGAATGTGTGATTTTTGTCGGAATAAAAAGAAAATCATTGATGGTAAAGGAAATTTAGTCCTTTTTGGAGCTGAAAATAACATGATTTTCGACAATAGCGATGGAAAAGAGGTTGCAGGAGCCGTAAAAATTAATTTTTGCCCTATCTGTGGTAGAAAGTTGGTGTAGTGATGGCAGAACCTTTAAGTAAATTAGCGGAAAAATGTAAAAGTTGCCCAAAATCTGAAAAATGTGACCATAAAAGAATGGAGTTATGCGCTTTAGCGGATTTGCCACCGCAAAATCTTGCAAGTGCTACACAAGGCATTTTGATAGATGCAGCAATGCCGGTTTTGAGAGAAAAAATAAAAAGCCCTTTAAGTCCATTTGGGTACAAAGACGAATTAGAAAAAGCACTAAATGATTTGCATTTTGGAAATATGTTTATGAACGGTGCTTAGAAAGGTTGACGTAATATGTATGAACACTGTGGCAATGAATCGAAACAAATAATTGATGACAGAGAGAAGGATTCTATTTTGTACATTTCCGATTCAGAAAAGGAAATGAGAATTTTTCTTGAATATCTCAAAAAGAAAATGGACAACAACGGAAAAGAATGTTTTTTAGATGAAGAACATGATGTTTTAAAAACAGAAAATTACAATGTTGTCTGTAAGAGCATCTACGGTACTCAACTTGGAATCGGATATGGGTATTGCCTACATTATTGTTTTTCGAGCAATTTTGATAAGAGTAAGTGCAACGATATGAAAAAATACTCGATGGAAGAAATTCTTGCGCACACAAGAGAGGGCGCAAAAGAAATATCGGAACTCGGTATTTTGAATATGCTAGGGTTAGTTTGAAAGTTGGTGGAATGATGAAGCAGGAAAAAGAAGTTTTATGCGAATGTGTTAACCATGAAAATTGTCCATTAGACCCGGTTAGTTGCGGATGTTCAATAGAAATTACGACTTTTGAAGATGCTTGTATAGGTAAAAGAACATTCATTCCGGGAATCGAATGTGATAAGTGAGGTATTTATATGAAACATCAAAAAGAATGGTACACTTGCGACAGGTGCGGTGCTGGAATAAAATTCAAGCCAAGACAACAGATACAATATGTGCCGTGTGGTATATATTCAGAACCGGTAGCTAGATTTACAGAAGATGAAATTTCGTGCGAGCTTTACAAAACAAGATTTTGCGGAAAACTTAAGAAAACTTATGAATTATGCCCTAAATGCAGAAAGGATTTTGAGAGGTTTATGAGAAATGACTGTTAATATGGGAACCAAAACCTATGAAATGAGCCGCAAGCAGGCAAAAGCTATCCTTGGAACGGCTAAGAAACTTGCAAATTGCAACATATACGGCATTGAAAAAGGCAATGTGGTGATTATGCTGAATGAAAAGTATGAGGACGATATGAGCCTTAAAAAAGCCGTAGAGGAGTATAAAAAGAAAGGGTTCAAGGTGCATTGGAAATGAAGAAAACGCGTTCAAAAATCATAATCAAAACTAGAAAAGGCGGTTACACAAAGATTTATGCCAATGGGAAATGGCAGAAGAAAGTATATAACCTTGAATTTAAAGCAAATGTCTTGAATGGTAAAATAGGCGTTGTATGTGTATACGATAAGTACAAGATAGACAAGAACGGATCTGTTATATATGACGAGGAAAAACAGGAACTTTTGAAAGAACATTGTTTAGTAATGATTTAAGAGAGTGAGAATATGTTAATAGTTGCATTGCAAGATGATGTAGATAATCTGTATGCGATATGGAATACAGTTACAGACAGGTTTTTAGGTGTAAATCTTGGCAAATATGAAGCTATTGGAATTATTATGGACTACAAAGGGAATTGCACTTATGAAGAGACAACAGACATAGTTGAACATCCACAGCCATTTAAAGATATTGCTAAGTGCTTATGTGAAGAGCTTAATCGTGACGATAACAAAGTTGAAAATGCAATCCAATACTTAAAGGAAATATCATGGGAAATAGGCACTGTCAGTGCTGAATGTCTTTCAGAAAAAGACGGAAAGAAGATTAGAGAGTGCGTGGCAATACTTGAAAATAGGATTGATGAATTAGAACAATGATTGCTGATTATCAGCAGAAAGGAATTTTTATGAAAAAATTATTTGTAAGCGTGCCGATGAAAGGCAGAACAGAGGAAGAAATCAAAGCAAGCATTCAGAAGATGAAAAAGATTGCTGAAATATACGAGGGCGAAGAGTTAGAACTTATCGACAGCTACATTGAGGATAACCCACCGAAAAACAGCAAAGAAGCTGTATGGTATTTAGGCGAGAGCCTTAAGAAGCTGGCACAGGCTGATGTATTCATTGGAATAAACGATGCTTGGGATTGGAACGGATGTTACATTGAAATTGAAACAGCAAAAAGATATGGCGTTAAAGTATATATGATTCCGGCAAACTATGTAATTGACGATTATAATGCGCTTGTGCAGAAATTACATCCGGTTTGCTGTGATGCAATGCCAACATTTTAATAAAAACATTACCGGCTAACAAACGGAGTTAGTCGCTACCCTAAAACAGTTATAGGCAGAGGTCAAGGCACTTCTGCTTTTGCGGAGGTGCTTTTTATTTGGCTTCAAAGCAGTTAATCAATGCAGTAAATGGATACGAAAACTACATACAGAGAAAAGGCGTTGATGAGCAGGTAATAGATGCCCTTTTGAAAGCGTGCAATGTGGCAATTCGGACGGAAAAAGACGTTGACTACGGATTGACTATAACCGAAAGAACAAAGGCTTTAATCAACGAATTTACGCAGAAAAACGCTGGCGGTAGCATATGGGAACTTGAAAGATATGCACAGAATCACGACATTAAAGGCGGATACAAACTTGTGGATCAGTTCTATGAAGTTTTGCGATTAGAGAGCTTTTATCGTTTCGAGAGCTTTATCTACTTTATGGAGCGCAAAAGAAATTGGAGTAAACGGTTTTATTATCCACGCCGCAAGACGCTGAATATAGTCGCCCAGGATCTTGAAGATTTGGAAAACCGGAAGATTAAATTTTACGGATTGTCAATGCCATCGCGTGTCGGTAAGTCTACTATCTGTATTTTCTTTCTTGCGTGGGTAGCTTTGCGCAGACCGAACAGCCACAGTGCTATGGGTGGTCACTCCGGTATTTTGGCAAAAGGATTTTACAAAGAACTGATGAATCTTTTTACCACAGAAGAATATACGTTTGCGGAACTTTTTGCTTATTGGCATCCGGAATATGCAAACGCATCAATTCCGACAGACAAGAGCGCGGACGAATTTACGATCACGCTTGGAGATCCGGACAGATTCGCAACCGTAACGTGCCGTGGTATTGATGGAACATGGACAGGAGCGGTCGATGTTTCAAAAGATGGATATTTGTATGTTGATGACTTGGTGCGTGATCGCGAGCATTCATTAAGTCCTACTCGAATGGAAAACACATACCAAGAGTACCTAAACAAGATGGTTGACCGTAAAAATGACGGTGCAAGGGAATTGATGGTCGGTACTCTTTGGAATGTTTTAGACCCATTGGAGCGCATGAGAAAGCAATATGAGCATGACCCGCAATACCGATTCCGTAAGATTCCGGCACTTAATGAAAATGACGAAAGCAATTTCGCGTATGAAATCAACGGATTTTCCACGGAATACTATCGGGATATGCGAGATAAGCTTGACAATGCCGAATGGATGGCTAAGTTTATGCAGCAACCATATGTCCGAGAGGGATTGCTTTATACGGATTTGAGACTATTTAACGGAATACTGCCGGATGGAGATTTCCGGCGCATTGGAGTTGTGGATGTTGCTTGGGGCGGCGGCGATAGCTTGTCAATGCCAATTGGGGCAGAATATGAAAACGGTGATGTTTATATTTACGATTGGGTATTCAACAAAGGTCCGAAAGAGGTAACAATCCCTCTTGTTGTTGGACGAATTATCGGGAATGAGATTCGGCAGACAAGATTTGAGGGAAATACCGGGGGCGATCTGTATTGCCAATATGTAGATGAAAAGCTGCAGGAACAGGACTATAAATGCTCATGCACAAGCAGAAAAGCACCAAACAAGGTTGAAAAATTATCAAAGATCATAGCGTATTCAGGTGATGTTAAGAGAAAATTCATATTTCTTGATACGCACCGACCGACGCAGGAACAAATGAAGAAAGATTCAGATATTGGAGTAACAAGATATTATAGAAATGACGAATATCAAGCGGCTATGGATGAACTATCTATGTTTGTAAGTATTGGCGGTAATGAACATGACGATGCGGCAGACGGTTTAACCCAGCTTGAAATGTTTATAGAAAACCCAAACAATACCGCAAAGGTAGAAGCGGCAGTAAACCCATTTAGGAGGTATTAGGATATGACAACGGACAAATATCTTTCACAAATAAATAGATGTGATCATGTTATCAAAAACAAAATGTCTGAAATTCAAAAACTTTCCAATATGGCAACTTCCATTTCCGTATCTCCCAAAGAGGTTGATGTGCAGTCTTCCGGCGATCCGGACAAAATGGGAAGTGCTGTTGCTAAAATTGCAGACCTGCAGAACGAGATAAAAGAACTTGTGTGCGAATTTGTGGACAAACGCCGGGTTATTATCGGGCAGATTGACAGTATGGAAAATACAGATGTGTATATTGTCCTGTATGCGCACTATGTTGATAATAAGGACTGGAATTTAATTTCTGTAGAAATGGGATATTCCTACAGAAATATCATGAACCTCCGAAAGAAGGCTATTCGGGAGTTTGAGAAGAAATTCGGCGGGATTTATCTTGGAAAGAGTGCATAAAAGTACACAATAGTTCACAATCTTTCACAACATTTCCTAAAACTTGCATGGTATACTAAAAGAGTAGAAAAACAAATTCCTACAACCCCCAAAAGCATATAACCCGTAAAAGACACTGTCAGAAATGGCGGTGTTTTTTATTTACAAGAAAGAGACTTCTATGGAAAAAGTAACTATATATTGCCCGGATTGTGGAAGAATTGCCGGACATTACGATGGAAGATCTACGATAGATCATCCGTGTAAATGTAAAAAATGCAATCATATTGTGATTTATCGCGTGGCAACAGGCAAAGTTGAAACAAAGCCGATACCAAAACGCGCTTGCAGTAGTGGAGTTTTATTTATATGAATACACAGTATTTTCATGACCTTGTAAAAGGCAGATACGGAAGAAAAATTGCATATGCTAACGTAGAACAGATCACGGCAGACAATATCGTAAATGTTGTCGGAAACTGCATTGGTGCATTTTATTTCAACAAGACGATCATTCGTTATCTGTGGAACTACTACAAGGGCGATCAGCCTGTATTGTACCGAACAAAGGTACAGAATGCGGATATAACCAATAAGGTGCCTGAAAACCATGCCTATGAGATTGTTCAATTCAAGGTTGGACAGACTTACGGTGAGCCGATTCAGCTTATCAGCAGGAAAGATGATGACCGGATAAACAATGCGGTTGATGAATTTAACGATTATCTGACAGATGCTAATAAGCAGGAAAAGGATATTAAGGCAGGAGAGTGGCAATCAGCAACCGGAACGTCATTTAAGGCGGTACAGATTACAAAAAATGGAGATATACCATTTAGGATTGTTGCGCCAACACCAATGAATACATTTGTTATTTATAATGAATCCACAGAAGAACCACTTTTAGCAATCCAAGAGCTTAAGGATGCCGATGGACAGATGTATAAACTCTGCTACACGGACTCTTACGAATGCAAGATTGTAAATGGAGAGGTTCGAGGTTGGAAACTGCATGGTTTTGGTGGAATCCCGATTGTCGAGTTTCCGAACAACCATGAGCGCATTTCTGATATTGAGCTTGTGATCGGACTATTGGATGCAATCAATACAATGCAGTCAAACCGAATGGATGGCGTTGAGCAGTTTGTTCAGTTTTGGGTAAAATTCGTAAATTGCGAGGTTGATGAAGAAACATTTAAAAAAATGAAAATGAATCACGCTCTTACAGTTAAGTCTATCAACAAAGATAATAAATCAGATGTTGACATTATGACGCAAGAGCTGAATCAGACAGAGTGCCAAGTTGCAAAGGATGATCTGTGGGATAATGCACAGTCCATTCTTGCCATACCAAATAAGAACAACAATAATTCCGGTGGAGATACACAGGGAGCGGTTGAACTTAGAAACGGATGGGACTTCTCAAAGTCGAGAGCAAAACTGAAAGACCCGATTGTAAAGTCGGCTGAAAAAAGACTTGCGAAAGTTGTTTTGAATGTGATTCGCATACGGGATCATGATTTGGGATTAAGTTTGCGCGACTTCGACGTTCAGATAAATCATAGTCCACAAGACAATATGTACACCAAGTCACAGACACTATATCAGCTTTTACAAGCCGGTATTCATCCACTTGTGGCAATTAAATCTGTCGGACTTTGGGGAGATGCAGAAAAGACATTTCTGTTGTCAAAGCCGTACTTGGATAATCTGTGGAAAACCATTGATGATGTAGAAGCACAGGAACAGAAAGCAAAAGAATTGATAAATAAAATGAATACAGATGGCACACAGAGCCAGACAAACAAAGATAAGACAGTCACCGAGTGATCGGTGGCTGTTTTTATTTTATAAATTTGCACCTATGCGTGAAATAGGAGAAATCACAAGTTGAGCAACCAACGTAAAAAAGCGTAGTGAATCGGAGGTAATCATGACAAGAGAACAGGCAAAACAGAACCTTATCGCTATCGGAGTGGCAGAGCCTACGGATGAACAGGTAAGCAATTATCTGAATCAGGTCAATGGCGAAACAAAGAAAGAGAAAGACAGAGCCGATGGCTACAAGGCTAAAGCTGACACAGCAGATGGTTTACAGAAACAGCTTGATGAATTGCAAGCTGGAAATCTGACAGAGCTTGAAAAGGCAAATAAGGCATTAGACACAGCTAATCAGCAAATTGCAGAGTTGCAGAAAAATAATGCTATTAGAGATTTGCGCGAAAAGGCTATGACCGATTTCAAAGTAACCGCAGAACAGGCAAAAGCGATTGTAAAAGAAGATGGCAGCTTTGATACAGCCGAACTTGGAAAGATTATGTCCGAAAAAGAGACCGCCGCAGCGCAAGCCAAGGAACAGGAGATTGCAAATGGCAGTACAAATCCGGGCGGTGGCACGGCTGGCGGCAATAAAGACAACGAAAAGACAGCGGATGTCGAGAATGCTGAAAAGATTACTTTTGGAAGCAATTCGGCTACCACAGAAGCAAAAAATCATTATGTAATTTAGGAGGTAAAAATCATGGGTAAGCCTATTGAAAGAGATTTTACTCAAAGACTTGGTATTTTAAAGCATTTCCCTTATCTGGGAGCCGCTTGTATCGTTCCGCAGACGATGGCAACTGCCGCTGATGAAAACGGAAGAAAGATTGTAAAAGGTGGAACGCCATTTCCATCAAACGATGAAAGCTGTGTCGGTTATCTGTTTGATGATGTTGATGTAACGATGGGTGATGCGCCTGGAACTTACGTTTACGCGGGCGATATCGACAATGCGAAACTTACAAAGAACGGAGTAACTGTTGAGGAAACGGCAAAAGCCAAAACCACAAGAGTTACTTTTTTTGATTAAAGAAAGAGGTGTAAATTATGGCATTACCATTAGCAGAAGCATTTACCGCAAGAAGTCTCGGTGTAATGTGGAATAACTATGAAAAAACTTTAGGTTCTCAACCATATCTTGGAAGACAGAAGTTTGGTACAAGAAAGCAGGAGAGCCTTGACCTTAGATTTATTAAAGGAAAGAGCGGACTTCCGGTTTCTCTGAAAGCATCTAACTTTGATGCACAGGCAGAGTTAAGAGATGTTGGCGGTTTCTCTGATATCCAAAACGAGATGCCTTTCTATCGTGAGTCCTACATGGTAACAGAGAGAGAGGAGCAGGAGTACGACAACTACAGAAACGCGGAGAACACTTCTCTTGCAAATGATGTACTTCGTGAGATCAGCAAAAAGCCAATGATGCTGATCGAGGGTGCGAGAGTCGTACCAGAGAGACAGATTTGGAGTTTGCTTGCGCCGGCTGACGGTGTACCGAAGATTGATGTAAATATTGGAAAGAAAAAGTACACAGTCGAGTACACATCAGATGCTGGCGTAGCACACAAGAAAGATCACTTTGTTGAGATTTCCGGTGAAGCTGATAAGTGGAACGTTCCAGCAACGGCAACACCGCTTGATGATCTCATTGAGACAAGACGTAACTTTGCTAAGAAAACCGGATATTCTCTGACAAGATTCAGTATGAACACAGAGACATGGGAAATGGTATTAAAGGCAGAGGATACAAAGAAGCAGGTTCTCGGTATTACTGCATACACAGGCGGTATTCGTTTACAGCAGTCACAGGTAACTGAATATCTGCGCGGCTACGGAATCGAGATTGAGGTATACGATAAGTTATACGTTGATCCGGCTGACGGTCAGACAAAATACTTTATTCCAACCGGAATTGTATCTTGTCAGTGCGCAGGAGTTTATCTTGGTGACTATGTATTCGGAAAGACACCGGAAGAAAGAAGCGGAAGTTTAACAGATGGAAACCTTTCTATCGTAGAAACCGGAATTGCGGTTTACACATATGCTACAAACCATCCAATCAATACTCACTGCGTAGTATCCATGATCGGACTTCCAACATTTGAGGGAATGGACAGCGTTGTTGTAATGAAAGTTATGTAGGAGGTGATCCAGCGTGGTAGCAACACACACAATTAAATGTGGTGGAAAATGGTACAAGGCAGGCGAAAAAATGCCGGAGAGTAATTCCCCGGTATCTTCCGTTGGGTATACAAAGACCGAAATCAACAGAATGAGTACCGCAGACTTGCAAAAACTTGCCGCGGAGCAGGGGATTGAAAATGCACAAGCGACAAGCGGCGCGGAATTGAAAGAAATTCTGATTGCAAAATTTAATCTGTAGGAGGAAATGCTTTATGTCATACACGCTTGTCGAACAGGTAAAGATTCGTTTAAAACAATTTCATATAGAAGAGGTAGAGGACGAAGCGACCGGGGAAAAGTCCGATAAAGTTGTGTTTGATAAAAAAGAATGTAACCCTTTGATTGAACAGCTTTTAGAGCAGGCAAGAAAAGAGATTATCAGCAGACGGAACTATCCGGACACATACACGCAAGACCAGATTGACAGTGATGTTAAGAACTATGAAAACATTATGGTCAATTTGGCAGTGTACGACCGCTCACAAGCAGGCGAAGCTTACATGGCAAGTTTCTCAGAAAACGGTGTGAGCCGGACATGGAAAGACCGTGAAAGCCTTTTTGTTGGAGTGTTTCCGTTTGTAAAAGCAATGTAATTAAAGAAGATTGTGCGTTAGCATTTTGCTGATGTCAGCAATATGTTAGCAGGCGGCACACATTAAGGGTGGTGGGCGGTGTGCCTATTAATTTAGAAAGGCGGTATATCAATGCCAATAGCAGTAATTATAAGCATAATTTCAGTTGCTTTTTCCGTCTTTTTCGGATTTTTCAGTTTATCATTCAACTCTAAGAATGATAAACGAAGTGACAGAGTAGAACTTGAAGAACGTGTGAAAGAGAACACGCGAATAAATATGAAACTTGACGCAATATCCAACAATACAACGGAGATTAAGAACGAAGTCACAGAAATGCGGAAAGAGCTTAATTCTCACGATAGTAGGATAATTAAAGTTGAAGAAAGTGTTAAGTCGGCGCATCACAGAATTGATGGCATAGAGACAAGACTTAATGATGACAAGGAGGTGTAGATAATGGATATTATTCAGACATTAATTGCAAACATGACACTTATATTAGCAATTATCGGAGCTATTGCTTTTCTTGTATCTGTAATTACACAGGTAATCAAGAATATAAGCATATTCAATAAAGTACCTACGGACATAATTGTGTTCGTTTTATCTATCGGTATCACAGTTACGGCGTTTATCGCATATATGCAGTACATTCATATGACGATACTGTGGTATATGATACTTGCGGCTATTATGGCAGGCTTTATCGTTGCGTTTGTTGCAATGTTTGGCTGGGAGAAATTATCCGATTTATGGAAGCGTTTTGGCAAGGATGTGAAGTAAATGCTTGATATTAATAAGCAGGAAATGAAGTATTCGCAATCCGGTCAGAGGGTATTCATCCCGCAAACTGACGAAAATGGAGATATTGTCTATGAAGGGTACAAGGATTCCGATGGGAACTTTGTACCTTATTTAGATTCCGCAGGAAACAAGATTCCAAAAGGCGAGGAAGTTGAAGGGTTTTCAGAACCTACGACATTCCAAGCAAATATCAGCAATAAGTTGTCGGAAGCCCTTGTGAAAGAATTTGGAATTGATGATAGTACATCATACTGTCAGCTTGTCACGGATAAAGGATATTTGCCACTGAAAGCCGGTGACGTGGTGTGGAAACGTTCGGAAGTAAAACGCACTGATGATGGACTTGTGGATTCGGAAACCGCAGATTACATCGTAAAAGGCGTTGCTGATGAAGGACTGACCACGGATTTGTTTCTTCTTCGCAAGAATATTAAGTAGGTGATTGTATGAAAAAGAAACCTATTTCAATGACACTATCCACTAAGTCCATACAAGCCGCCATAAAGGAATTAGAAAAGTACCGCGATAGTTTACAGGCTAAATGCGATTTACTTGTTTCTAGGCTTGCACAGATAGGTCAGACAGTGGCAATACAACACATATCGGAATCACCATTAGGGAACACGATAACGGTAAGGGTAGATAAAGCACCACAGTTAATGACCTCGAACGCGATTCTGATTGCAACAGGAAAAACGGTAACGTCAGAAGATAGAGAGCCGTTTTACACTTTATTGGCAGTAGAGTTTGGAGCCGGTATTTTTTACAATTCCGAAGAGAATCCAAAAGCACCGGAACTTGGATTCGGTGTTGGCACATATCCGGGGCAAATACACGCTTTTGAAGACGGTTGGTACTATTGGGACGATAAGACCGAAACATGGCGTTATACCCACGGTATCAAAGCCACAATGCCTATGTATAATGCGGAACAACAGATTATTCAACAGTATGTAAAGATTGCAAGGGAGGTATTCGGTGGAAAATGAGTTAAACAGTTGGGCACTTGATTTTGAAGATACCTTATGTTCCCTTTTGAAATCGTACATGGAAAGCAAGGTAAGAGGAATTAAAGTGACGCAAGATGAAGAATCGGGCGGTACCGCAACATTCCCGACACTTTTAGTCAGACAAATCGGTGTTACAGAAGCCGGACGAACAAATGAAGCAAAGACAATCAACGCAATTCGCCCAACATTTCAGATCACAATTACAAACAAAGGTTCAAGAAAAGCAACTAAGGACATCGCAGCATATGCGGTGTCTTTTTTTAAACAACAAATGTTTGAGGTATCAAATGTAATCCAAACAATTTCCAAGCAAGTGCGGACAATTACTTTCCGCGCAACTCGCGTAATTGGAAACGTTGAGCATTTAGATCAGCTATAAGCAGAAAGGAAGTAGAAAATATGGCATCAACAAGCTATAGAACACGTGTCATTGTAAAAGAGCACACGGAAAAACAGGCTGACTTTGCAGGAACATACAATCTTTTGGTCGCGGCTAAGTCAGTTCCAAGTCCTGCATCACCACCAAACACTGTTGAGTCAACCACAATGGAAGATGATCAGCAGACTTTTGAAAAAGGAATTAAGACTTCTGATTCAAGAGAAATTACAGGAAACCTTGAAAAAGAATATCTTTCAAAGGTGGATGGATACGGAGATAAAAAACTTGATATTATCCATTTGTATGGAACGGACGGTATTGGTGGTGTAGCGAAGTACGCATATGTAGGAACTGCAACAGCGACACCTAACGATGTAGGTGGAAACGATGAAATCCTTGAAATGACGGTAACAGTTATTCCAAGTACAGCATCGGAACTTGTTACAGATAAGCTGACTGTCGTTGATAACAACGATGGAACATTCACTGTAACAGTGGTGGGGTAAAAAGCCTATCGGACGAGCAATCGACCGCACCGGTAGGCGAGGATGAACGGTCGATAGCAGAACTTGAAGCAATAAGATAAGCAACAATGGGGCGGTGGAAACACTGCCCCTTGCCAATATATGGCAGAAAGGCAAGGTAAAACATGAAAGTTAAATTAGGTGGAAAAGAATATACAATTCAGTTTGCAACAAGACCATCGTTAAAATCACATATCTTACAGGATATTATGAAGACGCAGGACATGGAAGATATTTCCTCTATGGAAGATATTCTTCTTGAAACACTTCCTAAGACGCTTCTTGTGGGATTGCAGATGCATCACAATGAAGAATTTGGATATGATTACAAAACAAACAAGGGCTACGATGAGCAGCTTGAGAAGGTGTCCGACATTCTCTATGATGCGATTGATACAAACGAGATTAACTGCATGGATTTATTTGCTGATATGCAGGAGGAAATGATGACAAACGGTTTTTTAGCACAGATGATGGAGTCGTTGGAGAAAGCACAGAAGCAGGAGCAGGCGAAGAAAAAGACCCCATCCAAAGCGAAAGCCAAGAATTAACATGGGAATATTACGTTGCGGAAATCCGTCCGTTTTACCTTATGGTAACGAAAGGCTACGGATTTTCCATTGATGATATAGATATGATGAATCCAGAGTTGCTTAAGCCTTATGTGGATGCATATAAGGCAGAATGGAAGCAACGCGACATGGAAATGTATATGTGGTTTGGCAGATACGCAACGTCAGCACTCGTGACAGCAATAGACGCGACATTCGGCAAGGGTAATAGCAAGTACGTGAAAGAAACTTGCTATGATTCCATTGAAAAGCAGAATACGGACGATCCAGATGCAGAGATACGAGAAATGCTTAAGGCAGAAGAAGAATGGGCGGCTAAATCAAGACAATCACATTTACCAAAGCCAAAGATAGTTTAAGAAAAGAGGTATTGCTATGGCAGTAATTATCGGAAGTGCGCGGCATGATGAACACGGAAATTGCTATTCTGGTGGGAAAGCCGGAGATCAGACCGGACAGGAAGTGTCTATACAGAAGTTTTACAACCATTCTAAGGGATGGTACGTGCTAAGAGCGAAGGACGATAGGGTTGCTGAGAAGTTAGCCGAAGCTATGAAGATTGCATCTGATAACAAAAATATCGGCTATGACCAATCGGAACGCTACGGAGTCATTAAGCATGGCGTTAACACAAAGATCAAGACGGAATGCGATTGTTCTTCTCTTGTACGTGCCTGTATTATCTATGCATCCGGCAAGGATGTGGGAGATTTCAATACATCCAATGAACGACCGGTAATTTTGAAATCCGGTTTGTTTGATGATATGGGTTCTTATCATGCCGGGTTTATTCTTCGCAACGGAGATATTCTTGTGACACGCATAAAAGGGCACACAGTTATTGTTGTAAAAGGCGCAAGAAAATGCAAAACAAAGTATTATCCGAAGTATACCGGAAATTCCGGTTCAATCGTAGAAGCATTAAAATCGGTTGGGGAAGATGATGTGTCGAAAGAACATCGTGCGGAAATCGCAAAAAAGAACGGATTTTCCAATTTTAAGTTTACATCAGAGGAAAATTCAAAAATGCTTTCTCTTCTGAAAAAGGGAAAACTGAAAAAGTAATTCAAGGGCGGTAAGGGTCAAATCTTACCGTCTTTTTCTTATGTAGAAAGTTGGTGGATAAATGGAATTAGAGTCTCTTGAAATAAAAATCCAAGCACAGGCACAACAGGCAAGCGGTCAGATAGATGCGCTTGTGACAAGGCTTGGGAGATTATCTTCCGCACTTTCCGGGCTTAACGCTGGAAATCTGAATAGTCTTTCCACAGGGGTAAACCGACTTGCAGGGGCAATGACGGCAATGCGTGGAATTGACACACGGACTTTTTCTGCAGTTGCAAGAAATGTAAGCAAATTAGGCTCTATCAACAGCAAGCAGATTAATGCCGCGGCTGGTTCTATGCGTCAGATTTCCAACGCGGTAAAAGGGCTTTCTGGAATGTCAGCATCTGTTAAGGGTCTGACAGACCTTGCATCTGCAATCAAACAGCTTGGCTATACAAGCTCAACAAAGGCTATCGAGAATATACCAAAACTTGCGGTTGCAATGCGACAGCTTATGTCCGAATTGTCGAAAGCCCCTAGCGTAAGCCGGAATATTATTGACATGACAAATGCATTGGCAAAATTATCACGTACCGGTGGAGCGGCAGGAACAGCGGCAAAAAGTATCACAAGCTCATTTAGCGGATTTAGTTCAAGTGCATCCGTTGTAGCAAAGAAGTCGTTTTCCCTTGCATCTGCAATAGGAAAAGTGTATGCAACGTATTGGACTTTATTCCGAGCATTTAGGCTACTTGGAGATGCAATCGACATATCATCTTCATTGACCGAGGTTGAGAACGTTGTAAGGCAGACATTCGGGCAGTATGAAAGCCTAATTAACAATTTCGCAAAAACATCAATTGAAAAATTTGGTATGTCCGAATTGTCCGCAAAACAGTTTGCAAGCCGTTTCCAAGCCATGGGAACTGCCCTTGATATTCCACAGGGGCAGATGGCGAAAATGTCTATCCGGTTGACAGAATTAGCCGGAGATATGGCTTCATTCTATGATGTGAGTCAAGAAGATATTGCCAAGAGTCTGCAATCTGTATTTTCCGGTACTACGGCACCTATGCGGCGTTATGGTATCGACTTGACACAGGCAACATTGAAAGAGTGGGCGTTAAAGCAGGGACTTGATGCAAACATTTCCTCGATGACGCAGGCTCAAAAAGCCATGTTGCGTTATCAGTATGTGCTTGCGCATACAACCAATATTACCGGAGATTTCGCACGTACAGCCGATACATGGCATAACCAAATAACCATGCTTAAAGAGAATTTCAAAGCACTTGGAGCGGTTGTTGGTGGTGGTTTAATCAATGCATTTAAGCCGTTTATCAAGGTACTTAATGCAGTTCTGCAAAAGGTTATTTCTTTTGCGGAAATGGTCACAAATGCTTTAGGTTCTATCTTCGGATGGAAGTATGAAGCAAGCAAAGGGGCAGGAATCAGCGGTCTTGCTGATGATATTGGAAGCGCATCTGACGGCATGGATGATTTAAGTAATGCCGCAGGAAACGCAGGGAAAAACACGGGTGGTATCGCAAAAAATGCCAAGAAAGCAAAAAAGGAAATCCAACAGGCAACTCGTGCATTTGATGAATTAAAGGTTATTTCAAAACAGAGTAAAGACAAGGGTTCCGGTTCAGGGAATAAAGGTTCTGGTTCTGGCTCTGGTTCAGGTGCTGGTGGCGGCACCGGTACTGATGGTGGTTTAGTTCAGACTGACACCATCTTTAAGAAATTCAAAAGCGACATCAAAGACCTTGAAGGACTTGGAAAAGCGATTTCCGGTGCTCTTATCAATGCAATGCGAGGCATCAAGTGGGATGAGGTATACGCCAAAGCGTCCGGCTTTGGTAGTGGACTTGCAAAATTCCTTAATGGACTATTTGAGGGTCAGAAAGGTACAACGCTTTTCGGAGAAACCGGAAAACTGATTGCAAATTCATTAAACACGGCGCTTCATGGATTGGATTCGTTTGGCACGACGTTTAATTGGAAACAATTTGGAAATTCAATTGCAGACGGAATAAACAAGTTTTTCCAAAACTTTGACTTTGCATTATTGGCTCAAACGCTTAATGCATGGGCGCAAGGCGCGTTTGATGCAGTTACGACAGCATTAAGTAAAATTTCATGGAAGGATGTTTGGAAAGGCGTCAAGGAGTTTTTAAGCAACTTAGACGTAAAAACAGTTGCAATTATCATCGGTGCGCTGACAATCAAAAAAATCCTTGGATTGCATCTTGCAAAAACCGCACTGGGAATCATAGGAACTTCCATTTCAAAAGCAATTGCCGGTTCTATTGCGGCAAAACTCGGAGTAGAAATCGGGGCAAACGCAACAATAGGAGAAGCGCTTTCCACGGGATTGTCAAAAAAAATAAGCGGTCTTGGTACGATTGCCGGGAAGATCGGAAAGTTGGCATTGACTGTAGGGGCGATTGTTATTACGGCAGAGGCAGGATTGTCACTCGGAAAAGCAATTGGAAATAAGATAGCCGATGCTACACAACCGGAAGAAATGAAAAAGTACCGCGTAGACTTTAAGTTTAGCGACCTATTTACCTATTCATTGGATGATTGGAAACAGGGGTTTTCCGATTGGTGGAATGATACATGGGGACCAGGGCTCGCCGCTTGGTGGGAAGATCGAAAGGCAGGAAATACAAAACTTAAAATTCCTTTTACAGATTTTGAACTTCCATCGGACAGCGAAATGAAAAAAGCTGTTTCTGATTGGTGGGGTAAACAAAAGAAAAAGATAGAAAAACGTACAGAAAACGTGATTAAATTCACCGCAGACGTAAAAGATACATCTTCTAAATGGTGGTCTAATGTTAAAAAATGGTGGGGAGAAAAAGTCGGCAAAGTAAAAGAATTTGCTACAGATGTTAAAGACTCCGCTAAAGAATGGTGGAGTAACACTAAGAAATATTGGGGTCAAAAAGTCGGACAGGTTAAGAAATTTACAACCGCAGTCCAGAATGATGCATCTAAGTGGTGGAGTAACACTAAGAAATATTGGGCAGAGAAAGTCGGTAAGGTAAAAGAATTTACTACAGGCGTTAAAAATAAAGCCGGCGAATGGTGGTCTAATGTTAAAAAATGGTGGGAAAGCACTACGGCAGGAAAAGAGGTAAAGAGATTTACTGTAAACGTCAAGAAAGCCGGTGGAACATGGTGGAAAGATGTAAGCAATGAATGGAAAGAAAAGGTTATCAATGCAGGAAGAACATTGAAAATCGGCATTTCATTTGCCACAAATGCGCTAAAGAACCTCTGGTCTAGTGTATCGACATTCTTTAGAGGAAAAACCGTAAATGTAAAAACAAAAGGTTCTGCAACAAAGAAAGCTGATGGCGGTGTATTCTCCGGTGGAAGTTGGAAACCGATTAAGAAATACGCAGTCGGTGGATTGCCAAACATGGGGCAGATGTTCGTTGCGAGAGAAGCAGGACCGGAACTTGTTGGAAACCTTGGCGGTCATACGGCGGTCATGAATAACGATCAGATTGTAGCATCTGTTTCAGACGGCGTATACCGAGCGGTAAAAGCGGCTATGGGAAACGGACAGCCTGTGAACGTAACGTTTAAGGTAGAGGCTGATTCAAAAGGAATATTTAAGGTTACGCAAGAAGAAGCGCGCCAATTCTTTAATAGAACCGGCACTGCACCTTATCCGGTATAAATATAATGACTTTTGCCCTTGTGTGTGGTATAATTCAGAAAACTACATACAAGGGTACAAAGTACCGGAAAGGGGTTATTATGAAAAACTTTAAAAGATTTTTTACATTAGTTATTGCGGCGATCCTTATTGTTTCTGTTATCCCTATAATAAATTCGGATGCTAAAACGGATTGCTTATCGTCGTTCAAGGTTTCAAAGAAAACAATTTACAAAGGAAACGGAGTGGTCATATCTGTCGACAAGGCAACAAAAGGTAGCAGGTATGTAGATATCACATTCGTTGTAAAGAATAATTCTGACAAGGACTACGATATCGCCGCGCATGAATATGCCATCAACAATCTTATGGCAGGCGGAAGCACTTATATGTCAGATGTTAATGTCCCAAGCGGGAAAAAGGCAAGGTTTACAGTATCCATCAATAAAGAGTGGTTCAAAAATAATGGAATAAAAACATTTAAGAAATTTGATGTTTTGTTTTGGGGATACGGGGAAAGCATGAAAGAATGGGAATCCCCAAAGGTTTCTTTTTCTACGAACAAGGACAATGGGAAAGGATATTTCAAGCCGAAAAAAGCGGCGAAAGTATCTGACGAAAACATAGACATTGGATATATCTCAAAAAAATCAGATAAGTATAAGTTTTATGTTAAAAACAAGACTGAAAGAGAGAGAAGATGGACTGTTGAGAATTGTTCAGTAAATGGATGGTCGTTTGATCTTGGTTCTGCAAAATATGATTTATATAGCGAGCCTATATTAAATGGATGTTATGCAGTATTTGAAATTCCGGTGGACAAGGATTTCAAGAGCGAAAACTCCATCAAAAAAATAAAAGAAATTGAATTTGATATTGAATTTGAGGGTGGATTCGATGATGATTACAATAATATCGAAGAAATAAAATCCGATAAGATAAAGATTAAACTTTAAAAATACTTAAGCCGTGGAAACACGGCTTATTTTAATGTTTGAAAAAATATAGAAGTCCACTTGACTTCTATATGCACACATGATATTATAATAGCAGAAGTCTAATAGACTTCTAATAATGACAAGGAGGTGTGCATGGGAATTAAAACTTTTACGCTTAGGCTTACTGATGAACAACATCAGTACCTAGAAAAAAGATCCAATGAATTAGGCATTACAAAAAATGATTACATTCGGAATCTTATAATGAATGACAGTTTTGTTGACAAGCAGGAAAAGATGATGGATGAAATATCAGAAATCAAAGAAATGCTGAAAAACTTGGAGAAGTAACAAAAAGAGTAGCCGCACGGACTCCCAATCTTTGCGACTACTCAAAAACAAAAGACAACCCGTTTATGGATTGATATAATCATGATATCATTCTTTGCTCGGGTTGGCAACAGAAAACATGGAATAACTAAAAAATAACCATTATGTAGCGATAAAATTATTTTGAAGCATGTTTTCTGTTGCTCACACGGAGTATTAACTTTTACAGAAAGGAGATATTTTGTGAACGAATTAATTCATATTGGAAACAAAGAAATTCGGGTAAAGGAATTTAGAGGTCAGAGAGTTGTAACTTTCAAGGACATTGACATGGTACATGAAAGACCGGACGGAACAGCAAGAAAAAGATTTAACGACAATAAGAAGCGCTTTATTTTAGGAGAAGATTACTTCGTCCGAAATTCGGATGAAGCCAAGGGGGAATTTGGCGTAACCGCTCCGAACGGAATGTACCTTATCACAGAACAGGGCTATCTGATGTTGGTCAAATCTTTCACGGATGATTTGGCATGGGACGTTCAACGACAGTTAGTGAACCATTATTTCAAACGACAGTCAGAACAAACAGTAATGTATCAGTATCCGGTGTCTCCTTCGGCTATGGAAAGTGCGACAAATGCCGGAAGATTGCTTGAAAGAATAATGAGACGCGAAAGTGCCGCGCCGCATGAAGTTGCTTACGTTGTAAAAAGTTTGTTTAACCAAGCGGGTATACAAATACCGGATTGCGCAGTTAAAGTTCCAGCGTATGAGCAAATTGAATTTCAGCTAAATTCTTTATTGGAATAATTTATCCGAAAAAGTTTTCTTGAAAAGGAGAAAATTTTATGAACACACAAAAGATGGTTATGATACCAACATGGCAGTACGACAAAATGGTTGAGTCTTACGAAAAGGCTTTAGAAGAATTACGGGAAATTAAAGAAAAGATGAAAGAACTTGAAGCGAAAAAAGTTGATTGACACAAAATCAAAAATAGTCTATCCTTATTACTAAGGAAACAACCTTATCCGTGAAGAAGCGGATTACTTACTCGAACGCCATACTGTACGAAAGAGGAAACCAATGTGATTTCACAAGCGGTTTCCTCTTTTTTATTCAGATAAAAATGTATGGAGGTAGACACGAATGAAAAAATCACAACTTATGCTTAAGATTCAAAACAGCATTGAGGTATTTGAGAATCCGATATTCGGACAGATCAGAATGGTAATGGTAGATGATGAACCTTGGTTTGTTGGAAAGGACATATGCGAAGTATTCGGAGATACGAATTACAGAAGAAGCCTTTCGAATATTGATGATTCTGATAAGGGTGTGTCACAAATTGATACTCCAGGTGGAAAACAAAAAATGACGATTGTTAATGAAAGCGGTTTGTATTCCTTGCTTTTTCAGATGCAACCTCAAAAAGCAAAGGGTGTGTCACAAAACGACGCCCTTATAAACGAAAGAAAAGAAAAACTTCATAAGTTCAAACGTTGGGTAACATCCGAGGTTCTCCCTACAATCCGTAAAACAGGTGGGTATGTCAATAATGATGAATTATTTATTTCCACTTACCTGCCATATGCGGATGAAAACACTAAGCTGATATTCTCACAGACATTAAAAACTGTTAGAGAGCAGAATGAAACCATCAAAAGACAGAAGAAAGAAATCATCCATAAGGAAGATGTTATTATCGGACTTGTTGATGATATTGACTTGGCGACCAAGAGACAGCGGATAACGCAGATTGTTCGTTTTGGTGCTGATGGAAAGTATCAAGAACGCTATTCGTTGCTTTATGGAGAATTTGAAAGGAAATATCACTGCAACCTTAAATCAAGGATGGAAGGCTGTACACTCAAACCAAAAGTAAGAAACAAGATGGATTATATCGACAGGGAAATGGGAATGATTCCGCAGTTGTACGAAATCGCTTGCAAACTTTTTGAAAACGATGTAGAAAAACTGAAATCTGAATGGGAATCAGTAGTAGCTTAAAATTTAATCAAATGGATAGCATCTACCAAACGGTAGGTGCTATTTTTATACCCATTTTTAGGAGGTAAACGATGGGATATGGCGGGTATTTAGTAAAGTTTGGCAATTATACCATTCCGAACAATTTAATAAAGCAGGACACGTTTAGTTCCTATGTAAATATGCAGGACAAAGACCCTTGGACGGATGAAAACGGATATGAGCATCGTGATGGCGTGGAACTGAAAGCCTTAAAGGTTGAGTTTGAAACCAAAGCCATGTTGACCGAAAAGCAATTTGATGATTTTTGGAAGAACATCGAAAAGAACTATACCAAGGCAAAGGAGCGTGGTGGCTATATCACGGCGTACGTGCCGGAGAAACGCGGATATGTGACACAGTACGGATATATCGCTGATATTCAGCCTACGTTCTATTCTGTGGCACATGGGAAGATTAAGTATGACGCAATCAAATTTTCGCTTGTAGGTGGTGTATATGATAAATAGCAGTTTGAAAGAAAAGTATTGGGATTCCTCGACAGATAAGCAGATGGTTATATCTGTTGTTGGAACGAACCAGAAAATAGACAATTCGATGCTTGAAATCGGTACGTTTTCGCTTGAAGAAAGTCTTTGTTCGGAGTCTGAACTAAAATTTGGAGCGTGCGAAGCGAATTGCGTAAAATTCACAGCACGAAACACCGCAGGAAACATTATCGGAAAGACAATCTCTATCGAAGAAACGATTGACGGAGATAGCGAAAATCCGATGCCATACGGAGTTTTTAAGGTTGCATCCGATGTTCCTACGGCTGACCGTACAAAACGGCAGATTACGGCATATGACGCTATGTATGACATTATCAATACAGATGTAAAGTCTTGGTATGCAGGACTTAGCTTTCCTATGACGCTTAAGCAGTTTAGAGACAGCTTTTTCGAGCATCTTGGAATCGAGCAAGTTGAAACAAGCCTTGTCAATGATTCCATGACGGTCAATAAGACACTTGTTGCCACACAGCCGGATGATTCAAGCGTGGTCACAGAAGAGTCCTCTATCAGTGGAAAAACCGTCGTAACGGCAATCTGTGAGATTAACGGATGCTTTGGGAACATGAACCGGGATGGAAAGTTTGAATATGTCTTTCTGAAAGCAATCACAAGCGCACTTTATCCGGCAGACAATTTATTTCCGTCAGACAATTTATTTCCATCTGATGCAAACACGGAGTCCATGACCGGACACTACATCACGTTTGATTATGAGGACTTCCAAAGTAAGGCAATCACGCAGCTGGAAATCAAGACAAGCGAAGATAATGCCGGTGCTATTGTTGGAACTGCCGGGAACAACTATTCGATTACAGGAAACTTTCTTGTATCAGATAAGACCGGAGCGGAGCTGGAGCAGATTGCAAATAACCTATTGCCGATTATGAAACAGGCGGTATACACACCGATTAAAAGTTGTACTTGTGTCGGCAATCCGTGTCTGACACTTGGAGAACCCATCCGGTTCAATACCACAAGAGAGATTGTTGAAACATATCTATTGCAGCGCACTTTAACCGGAGTACAAAGTAAAAGAGATTCAATTTCCGCACAAGGCACGCAGACACACTCTGCAAAGGTTAATTCTATCAGAGATACGATTGAAAGCGTGGAAAGGCGTACGGGAAAGCTAGAGAGGAACGCAGACCATCTTCAATCCACATACGAGGATTTAGAGGAACAGACAAGCTCTAAATTTGAGCAGACCGCAAATAGCATTGCCGCAGAAGTCAATCGTGCGCAAAAGGCAGAGGGTGCATTGGACGCATCCTTGGAATTGAAGTTAGGCAGAGATGAGAACGACCAAGTTATTTCTATGATCAATGCCAGCGCAGACCAAATTGTGCTACGAGGAAACAGATTGATTGTAGAATGTAACAACTTTGAACTGGACGGTAGCGGACGAGTACATATAATAGAATCTCTGCTTTTTGACAGTGGTGAGGTATCTGGGGTAGAAATATTAGGGCATGACGGAAGAAATAATGCGTTATTGCAGAATGTTAAGTTGGACTTATTATCTGTTACTGACGCAAACGGGGAAAACTTGGCGACCGAAAGCTATGTTGACAATTCGCTGAGCGGCTACGCAACCAAAAGCGAATTGCCAAGTGGGTATTTTACAGATGTAGATTATACACTTAATGATAGCTCTACAACCAAGTATTCGCCTAGACACTTTAATAAAATGTCTGATTTTGGTTCAAGGGAAAGTACCTTGGATATCGAGGGTCTTTTGATTTCTATTCCGAGTTCCGATAAAAGGCTGAAAAATAATATACAATCATTAAGGAATATTAAAAGCGTTTATATGGCAATGCGCCCAGTTGAGTATACATGGAAATCCGGATATATCACGCAACACACAGGCTTACAGTTTGGTTTAATTGCGCAGGATTTAGAGAAGATTTTGCA